CCCCAAGCCATCCTTGCCCTCTTTGGAGAGAGCTGATTTACTCCCGCCCTCGCTCCGTTCGGGCGGGAGTGTAAAGGATGTCTCGGAACATTGTGTAAAGGATGTCATGAAACTGAACACATTTATGCCTGCGGTTATTGTCAGTACCCGGTCGGCTTCAGCCGCTGAGGTATCGGATTCACCTCCACAACCGCAATTCTCTTGCGGAGAAAAGGACTAGAAAAATGTTTGGCGATCTCAGTCAGCAGACGTTCGATCTGCTCAACAAGGCGGACCTCTCCTCCTTGAGCAAAACCACCATTAGCCAGGCCACGATCAGCGGCGTGGCTGGCAACTTAAACGCGTTTGACTTGCGCGGACCGGCGCTTCAGCTTTATCCGGTCATCACGCCGCTGCGTAACCGCCTGCCTCGGCAGGTGAGCGACCGTGGCGATCTTGCCACGCGCTGGAAGGCCATTACCGGCGTTAACACGCAGGGTTTCGAACTAGGCGTTGCTCCTGGCCGTCGCTCAGCGGAAATGAGCGTTACCGAGCAGGATTACATTGCGTCTTACGCGGGCCTCGGACTCGAAGCTTCCATCGACTGGGAAGCAGTCTGGTCCGGCGGTAAAGAGTTCGATAACAAAGCCACTCTCGTGCAGTCATTGCTGCGCGCAGTCATGATTGGTGAAGAGAATGTGATTCTCAACGGCAATGCATCCATGCCGTTGGGCACGCCAACTGCGCCCACCGTTGCGTTGGCAAACGGCGGAACCCTGGGCTCCGGACTGAGCCTACTTGTTTTTGTGACGGCTCTTACGGCGCGCGCGCTTGCCAATTCCACCGTTTCCATCAGCGGCGTGCCTTACGGTCAGGTAACGCGCGTCAACATTGACGGTACTTCCACACAGTACGGTGCGGGCGCCAGTGCCATTAGCGCTGCATCGTCCGCGGCCGTGACTACTGCTGGACAGCAGACTGTGGTTGCCACTGTGCCTGCGGTGAAAGGTGCAGCTGGATACGCGTGGTATATCGGCACCAGCGCTGCCACTGCGACCTTGAACACTATCACCACCGTGAACAAGGTCACCATCAGCGCTCCGGTTGCGGGCACTCAGTTGGCCAACGCTGCAAACTCCAGCACGGATGGATCCGCCAACACTCTGGTCTTTGACGGCTTTCTCACGCAAGCCCTGAAGTCCAATGCCGGTTACTTTGCCTCGCTCGACGGCAACACTCTCACCGCCGATCAAGCCAACGGCATTCTGGAAATCGACACGGCCCTGCAGTGGTTCTGGGACAACAAGCGTCTTAGCCCAACGGAAATCTGGGTGAACTCGCAGGAAGCGCGCAACATCAACAAAAAGATCGTTGCTTCCGGTGGCGTGCCGCTGTTCCGGTTCACTTTGCCGGGGGGCACCGGATCGGAAGATGACAAGCCGGCTCTGCTGGGTGGCGCCAGTATTGCCAAGTACTGGAACAAGTTCACGCAGCAATTCCTGGATATTCGCATCCATCCGAACTTGGCTCCGGGAACGATCTTCTTCAACAGCTCAGAAATTCCTTACCCGCTCTCCGGCGTGGACAACATCTCTTTTGTCCGCTGCCGCCGCGATTACTACCAGATCGAGTGGCCCGTCGTCTCTCGCCAGTATGTCTATGGCGTATATGCCGACGAAGTCCTCGTATGCCGCGCACCGTTCTCGCTTGGCGTAATTGCCAACGTAGCCAACGGATAAACGATTCATCGGCGGCTTGATTTGCCGCGAATCGCCGCCGATGCTCCTCGCCTGCCAACCAGCAGGCTTGAAGGAGAAGGAAGGCAGTCTGAGGTCTCACTCTGCCCAGACTGCCTTTCTCTTTTCAACTTTCACAAACAGCGTTGCGCTGCGAACTGCTTCTTTTTTGGAGGTCATAAAATGGCTGCCGCCCCTGACGATCTTTGCACCGTTGCAGAACTCAAATCATGGCTGCCCAACCAGGGCAACAACGATGACGTTACTCTGCAAAGCCTTATCACCAACGCCAGCCTGCAAGTCTTGCAGTACATTGACCGGCCACACATTTTGTCGTCGGTGCTCGGTCCGCTTACGGAAAACTATGACGGCAATGATTCGGACCGGCTGCTGCCGCGTAACTTCCCAGTCATTTCGGTCACCAGCGTCAGTATCGATGGAGTAAGCGTCCAGGCGGCAACCACTCCGACAACCGCGGGCTATCTATGGGACGGGCGGCGCATTCTGCTGCGCGGCTTTCGCTTCTGCCGCGGTGTGCAGAATGTTCAACTTTCGTATTCCGCGGGCTATCCCAGCGTGCCGCTCGATCTGAAACAGGCGGCCATTGAGGCGTTTGCGTTGACGTATCGCCAGCGCGTCCGCATCGGCGAGAAGTCCAACAGCATGAGCGGCCAGGTAAACGTGTCGTTCGATATGGGCGATGTTCCACCGCGCTCCATGGCAGTCTTTAGCCAGTACAGGAGGTTGGCGCTGTGATTAGCCTTCAGATCGACGATTCCGCCATCCAGCAACTCCAGCAGCGACTTGCCGGGCTTGCGCCTCGGGTAGTTGCGCAAGTTTATGAGGCTCTGCAGCCGCTCATTTACCAATCACTGCGCACGGCAGTACCAAAATATTTTGCCGGATCGACGAGCAAGGGCAGTTCCAGTGACCTACTGACGTCGCGCAGTGGAAATCTGCTGAACTCTGTCTTGAACTCCATTCAGGTTAGTCCTGATGGTCAGAGCCTGGCTGTCAGCATTGGATCGGATCTGCCTTACGCACGTATTCACGAGTACGGAGGCTTCGCTGGCCGGCGCGGGCCATATAAGAAAAAGGACGGGCATCGTTCTTATATTCGGCCACGGCCTTATCTGCGCCCAGCAATCAATGATCTTCAAAAGGCATTGCCCTCTCTGCTTGAGCAGGCAATCCAGCAAGTTCAGGTGTCGGAATGATTTTTCCGCGTGAGCAAATTTATTCCGCGCTGTTCTCCGTGTTGCAGGGCGCGCTCCTCACGCCGGCTGGTCCGTTCAAAACGGTCAGCCGGCGCTGGCAGGATCCTTCACAGCTTTCACCCGCGGATCGTCCATCTCTTTACCAGGTACAGAAGGACGAGCTGACGGGCACCAGCGTGAATGGCTTGCCGATTCACGCCAGACTTACGGTTGATCTTGTTCTTTACACGGCGGGGGACGGCGAACCGAATTCGATCCCTTCCACCGAACTGAATTCACTCCTGGACGCCGTAGAAGCGGCCATTCGTAGCGCCACGCCGGGAATTGCGCAATCGCTTGGCGGCAAGGTTTCACACTGCCGTATTGAGGGAAAGATAGAGATCGTTGAAAACGTAATTGGCTCCATGGCTCTCGCCGTGGTGCCCATAGAAATTCTCACCACCGCGTAAACATCGCATTCAGTTCACAAACCGCAGTCATTCCGCGGCTTCAATTTATGGGAGTGCAGGGCCGGCTCCCCAAAAGGAGAAACAAAAAAATGTTTGAATTTGGATCAGGCACCTTGTGGGGCTTTCCCGTCGGCGGCAACACCGCCGCCAACCCCACTCCCATGAAATTCGGAACGCTGCAGGATGTTTCGCTCGATATCTCGGGCGACGTCAAGCAGCTTTACGGACAAAAACAGTTTCCTGAGGCTGTGGCCCGCGGAAAATGCAAGATCACCGGCAAGTCAAAGTTTGCCGCCATCAACGGCAAAATGCTGAATGACCTGTTCTTTGGCCAGACAATGCCCGCCGGCATGAAACAGGTGTCACTGGATGAATCTCACGCCATCCCCGCTACGCCTTTCCAGGTGACGATCACCCCGCCAAACTCCGGCGTGTTTGTGCAGGATTGGGGAGTACGTTACGCGGCCACCGGGCTCCCGTTTACCCGCGTTGCCTCTGGCCCGGTAGTGGGACAGTATTCCGTCACGGCGGGCGGGGTTTACACATTTGCCTCTGCGGATAACGTGGCAGGCGCCGTAGCTCTTATCAGCTACTCATACTCGCTTGCGGCTGTCGGCTCACAGCTCAATATCACCAACCAGCTCATGGGCTTCGCGCCGACTATCCAGGTGCTACTGGAAAACGTTTACAACGGCAACCAATTCAACGTGCTGCTGTACTCGGTTGTGGCGTCAAAGCTCACGTTTGCCACCAAACAGGAAGACTTCATCATCCCTGAGTTTGACTTTGAGGCCTTCGCCAACGCTGCGGGCCAGGTCATCGATATGTACTCCAACGAATAGCTCTCTCTCCAATGCGGGCCGGGCCGCTTGCCGCGCCCGCTTTTTTCTATCCATCGGTTTTGTCAATTTTTATCAGGAGGAAATCATGCTTAAGCAACAAACTGTCCCTACATCGATGGGACAACTTACGGTTTCGTCACTCACGCTCGGTGAATTGCGGCAGCTCGATTCACTGTTCCAGGAAAAACCTTCCGCGGAAAATTCCGGGCTGGCTTCATTGCTCCGGTATCTGCCGGTGATCCAGAATGCCGTAAGGAAGGTTCACCAGGATTTGACCGCAGAGCAGCTTGAGAACGGCCTCACTTTTGACGATTTCAATGTTCTTTTCAATGCCATGCTTGAAGTGTCCGGTCTGAAGAAGGCGGCCGCGGGGGAACCGACTCCGGTACCGGTATAACTGACTGGCCGTTTGTCTTTGGCCACGTCGCCACCGCTACCGGATGGACGCTGCATGAGATCGAGCAGCTTACTTTGTGGGAACTGAACGATCTGATGGCGTACTGGAAGGATTATCCGCCGACTCATGTGCTAGTGGCCGCTTATCTGATGGGCGGTACGAAAAACTCTGCAGGCAAAGTTCGCCGACAAGACCAGAGCGGTTTTGCTGAACTCAAGCAGGCTGTATTTTTTGCTGGCGGAAGCGTAACCAAAAAGCTTCCGCAGTGCTATAAGGCTTAACTTTATAAGGTCTAACTGACCTGCTCCAAGCAGAGTCTCTTTAGAATGTTCGTTTCTTAGTCAGACTTCATTTTGGTCTTTACAACCGATGAAATCTTCCCATAGTATCTCGGGTTCTCAGGGAGAATTTCTTAATGCGCAAGGCGGTCTTGCTAGTACTAGTATTGGGTTGTGTACTTGGCTGTTCAGGCTCTTCCAGCAAATTAATGGACAAAGATACTGCGGCCGCCGAAATAAAACCTTATCTTCAAGCCGGCGATAATATTGTCTTTCTCAATATTGGTCGCGTAGGAACAGATTGTGTTGAGTTGGATTCAGCAGGTAGGGAGAGAAAATTTGACCTTAACCCGACTTCGAACATCAGCACAATTGTCGCTCAGCGAGCAGGCTATGTAACTGTTACGCAGGATGGAAAGGGGTTCTGGAAAGTTGCGCTTACCGATCAGGGGCGGGCTGCCCTGAAAGGAACGCCGTATGCGTCGAATGCCCGCAACGGTTGCGATTACCAACAGGTGGACTTTCTCGTCGCCACTCCAGAGCTGGTGCGTGTTACAGATGTCACGGCTGACACGAACACCCCGGAAGCCGATTATTCATGGAAATGGAATGTAACCGCTCTGGGAGAGATGTTGCGCCGGGATGGCAAAGTCTTTCCTACTCTGGATCCTCTTCAACAGGCGGAGTTACAAACACACATTCATGGTCTCGTTAAATTTCTTCCAATACCGGTTCCGGCAGAAGACTTCATCAGTGATGGCAAGGTGAAATTCCAGAGAATGATCGACGGCTGGCGGATACACTAGCCGATCCCGTGAGAGCGAATGGTTCGCCCTGGAGGTAATGGTAATGAGGCGGCATAGACAAAAGAAAAAACGTGGTTTCAATTCGTCTTGCTTGTGCAGGCTTCGCCGTAAGGCATTGTCTCAGCTCGGTGAGAGTCGCGTAACTGTGGTATTGGCTCTTTTGTTAACGGTATCTTTGCTGTTCGCGGGATGTTCAGGCAGTAAGGACAAACAGGCCGCGGCTGAAGCCGTCAATAAAGGCCTGCGGCGAGATGCAGTTCAACTGTTGGTATTCATTGGCCGGGTTAGCGAAAAATGCGCGCCCCTTGGTCTTGACGAAAACCAGGACTTAAGCACTCGTCCCGAATACCACGCGGCGCAAAAAGCCGGGTTGATAAGCATCACCCCGGACGGTCCCGGCTTCTGGAAGGTCGATTTAGTGAACCCGAATCCGAAACTCGTGGAGAATCTGAAAAAGGCCCAGCACAATGTCAAGGATGGTTGTGATGATTTGTATTTTGGATTTGTCGTTGCATCCAAAACAGCAGATATTGTCAGTTTGCATAAAGTAACTGACGAAAAGACGGAAGCGGACTTCACCTGGAAATGGAAGCTGGAGCCGGCTGGCGTAAAGCTGGTCGACGGTCTTTCTCAACAAGAGCGCAACCAGACAACGCCTTATTTAGAAATCGTGTCGAGACGGGGAAAACGTGACCCAAGCTTCGATCTTGGAAACATGGATCAAAGCAGCACGCCCCAACCTGGAAAGATGGCCTTGAAGAAATCCGGTGACGGTTGGGTTATCGACGAATAACTCTGAAGTGCTTTCAATTCTAAGGCAGCCTGCGGGCTGCTTTTTTTTATTGCCGATCTCCACTTTGACTCTCAACCTCATAAATTTAGAAATGCGAGAACACTATGGCTGAAATTCAGACCGAATGGGCCTTGGTTTTTAAGACCGAAGAACTTGATGCCGGGATGCAGCACGTCAAAGACGTCTCGAATGACACTACCAAGAGCATTGGCGAGGGTTGGAATACCGCCGGAACTGCCGCTGTGGACGCCCTCAAGAAGCTCCTTTCTCAGTCTGAAGAAACGCATGGCCGTACCAAAGAGCAGATTGAGAAAGCTTCGCAGGCTGTTGACCTGCTGAATGATGCTCTCGGGATCAAAGTTCCGGCCGCTCTGCAAAAAATGGCGGCCGAAAGCGAAATTGTCGGGCCCATCATGGAAGAGGCCTTTCCCGTATTGGCCGCGATCGCTCTGGCCAGCATGATCGCGGACATAATCGGCAAGATCGGGGATTGGATCACGTCGCTGCGGGAGCTGTCAGATGAGGAAAAAAATTCGGTCAACGCCGAGGCTAACCATTATAAGAAATCGATCGAATTCGCTCACAAGATAATAGAGCTCCGCCGTCAAGCCCTTCTGGTCGGCAAGTCGGAAGTGGAACAGGCCCGTCTGAGGGCACAATTTGCTCGTGAAGATGAAGAGCAGGATAAAGGATATCTTGGCATGGCGCGGGGAGAATACGCCGCTGCCCGGGCTCTCCTCGAAGAGAGCGAAAAACATGAAATGCGCAAGACTGACCAGTACTGGACCAACACCAGAACGGGAATGCGCAACTATAAGTATGAACCGGTAATCTCCGATAAACAGGTAGAGAAAGCCCAGAAGGATCTCCTGCGATTGAAAGATATGTACGGTGAGGGTCTTGAAGACCTCGAGCAAGAAACCGTCCTCGCAGGCGAAAGAAGAAACTTAGCTGATACGCAAGCCGCACAAGCCAACCTTAACATCCATAAGCAGCACCTGGACGCGTTGGAAGGGCTCTACCAGAAAAATAGATCCCAGAACCAGACCGAAATCGTCAGCCTCGACGACATCGTGCATCGGCAAAACAAGATCGTCATCGCGAAAAAAGACGCAAACCAGGCCGCAAACCAGGAACTCACCATCGAGCAGATCCTGGCGTCCGCCAGAGAAGTCACGCTGAAGCAGGCGCAGCAAGAAGCAGAATTTGCGGAAAAGAGCGCTGCAAATAATAAAAACATTTCTGACCTGCAAAAGGACATTGCCAATAGCGCCGCCGAACACAATCGCGCAATGGCGGTTGCCCTCGGTTACAAGACACAGGAAAAAGCCGATGCTGAAGCACTGGCCGCTCTGGAGCAAGACAAGAAGAAGACGCTGGCTGATGCCAATAACGCACTTACGGCTCAAATCGGGGTTGTAAAAAACCTTGCTCAGGCTACTATGGGCGGCATGCTCGGGTCACCGGAGCAAAAGGCCGCTTTTCAAAAGGCTATTCTGGATTATCAAAAACTCAAGATTGAGCAGCTGAACCTTGAGAAGAAGTACGACGATCAGATCGCCGCTTTACAGCTAAAGCTGGCCAATACGTTCAGCGCACAGTTCCGCAAGCAATTGCTGAGCTGGCAGGAAATCAACAAGGAGCTGGGGCAGACATTCCAGACCACGTTGAATGGGCTGAATTCCAGCCTGGCCTCATTTATTACTACCGGCACCGCTAATTGGAAGCAGCTTGCTTCCAGCGCGATCGAAAGCATTATTCAGATTGGGTTACAGTATGCAGAATCTCAACTGTTAATGGCCATCATCGGGAAGGGCGCAGCCGACTCCGAAACGCGGACGAAGGCGCAGAGCGGGTTGGCGCAAGTTGAAATAGCCGCCGATGTAGCGATGGCAAACGCGTATGCGGCTCATGCTGCGCTTCCCGTAGTTGCGGCAGCGATGGCCGTTGCGGCTGGAGCAGTCGTCCGGAGCTTCGCTGTGCCAATCGCTGCTGTGGGCGCAAAATCTTCCGCAGGCGGCGATTGGCAGGTTGATACGGACCGCCTCAATTTCGTCCACAAAGATGAAACCATTCTGCCCGCAGGAATCGCGGGAAAACTACGCAGTATGGTGGAGAGCGGCGGCACCGGCGCTGGAGTAACGGTCGTGGTGAATCACTCCGTCAGCGCAGTAGATGCAGCGTCATTCCAGGGACACATCCGCCGGCACGGCAACATGATCGCCAATGAAGTAACGCGGGCGCTCAAGCGGAAAGGAGTCAGATGAGCAACCTTCTCTTTCCTAAAATTCGGGGCCTGGGCTGGACTATTACCAAGAACCCCACGTTCTCAACGGAAATCCAGTCCTCGCTTGCCGGCCGCGAAGTGAGAGTGCAGAACTTCCAGAACCCGATCTGGGAGTTCACCCTGGCCTATGAATATCTGTTGAATGATCCGCGCACGCGCGACGAAAACGAGCAGACTCCATTGGAGACGCTGGTCGGTTTCTTTCTGGCCCGTGGCGGCCAGTTTGACGATTTCCTGCTCAATGAAAGCGACCTGACGCAACGATTGGAGGATTCCGTATTCACCGGGCAGCCGATCGGCACCGGGGACGGAGTGACGAAGAACTTCCAGCTTGTGCGCAACTTTGGGGGCTTTCTGGAGGCTTGCCAGAATCCGGCGAACCAGACGGCAACCATCTACGACAACGGTGCGGCGCTAGCTACGAACGCTTACACCATTACCAATGGCCTGGTGCAGTTTACGAGTGCTCCGGCAGCAGGGCATTCCATCACTGCCGACTTTACTTTCCTGCACCGCGTGCGGTTTGACGCCGGAACGTCACGCGGCAGCTCTGGCAGCGGCACTCGCGAAGGGATTGAGTTCAGCAACTTCTATTTCAATCTCTATGACTGCAAAGAAGTGCAGTTGATTTCAGTGCGCAAATAAAAGATTTTTACCACAAAGAACACGAAGGACCACAAAGGTGCTTCGCTCGCGCGGCACAAAGCTTTGTGTTCCTTTGTGTGTCCTTTTGCGGCTCAAGGATTGATATGAAAACACCAACAAATATCGGCGGCAATAACCTGGTTACGTGGTTGCAGAGCGCAACAGAAATCCGCATGGCCGATCTTTACACCATTACTCTCAAGACCGGTACGGCATTGCGGTACACAAGCTGGGACACAAACCTGACGGTACTAGGAAATACATTCCTGACCGGCCCGCCGAATATTGCACGGTCCGCGATTGAAGAGAAGCTCGGCATGGATGTGGCGACGCTGGAGGTCACGATTGAAGCCAGCTTGACCGACCTGATCAATGGTGTGCCGATTCTACAAGCCATTGGGCAAGGATTGTTTGATGGCGCAGCATTTCGAATCGACCGCCTGTTCATGGATTCCGCTTCAACCCAGATCGGTACCGTTATCAGGTTTTCCGGCTTCATTGGCGCGCTGGATGAGCTTACGCGTTCTTCCGCCAAGCTGTCCGTAAACGCCGGCACGGCTTATCTGAGCATGCAGCTTCCGGCGGTGATTCTGCAGCCTGGCTGCACGAATACACTTTTTGACGCCCGCTGTGGATTGGCCAAAGCCAGCTTTGCTGAAGCGAACGTGGCGCAGGCCGGAAGCACCGTCAACAAGCTGCTTTCGCTTTCCGCCAAAACAGACGGTTATTACGACAACGGGCAAATTGCTTTCACATCGGGCGCAAACGCGGGATTGGTCAAGGCGGTAAAGGCTTACGCTGCACAGCAGTTTACCTTTAACTCTCCGCTGCCGTTTGCTCCCAATGCTGGAGATGCGTTCACGGCTTATCCAGGATGCGACAAGACTCAAGCGACCTGTGCCAGCAGTAAGTTTTCCAACCTTGTGAACTTTGAGGGCTTTCCTTACGTGCCCGCGCCGGAAACCGCAATTTAGGAGATCGCTAAATGCAGCGACTGACAATAGAGCAGCGTAGCAATATTGTGCGCGCAGCCAAAGACTGGCTAGGCACGCCATATCACCATCATGCGCGGATCAAGCATGCGGGTGCGGATTGCGCCATGTTTCCGCTGGCTGTGTATCAGGAATGCGGCGTGCTGCCGCGAGAATATGCGCCTCCGCACTACTCGGTCCAGTGGCATCTGCACCGATCAGAAGAACTCTACCTGATCGAAATTGAAAAGTTTGTGACGGAAATAAACGCACCGCCGCGTCCAGCCGACTTTGTTGTGTTTCGATTTGGGCGGACATACTCCCATGGCGCCATCGTGGTGGAATGGCCAATCGTGATCCATTCCTACATTCCTCACGGCGTGCTTCTGAGTGACGCCTTGCGTGATGGTGATCTGTTGGGAAGGGAACATAAATGTTTTGAACTGCGGCCAGCAGCGGCAACCGAAATGGCCGATCGAAGCAGCTCAGGTTCGCTGCTGTCAATCACCGATTAACTACGAATAAGACGAGGTCAAGTGTATGGCACTCATGGGCGGAAAAGGCGGCGGGAAGAATGCTCTCGCGGCAAAACCGAATCTGCTTTCCGCACTGCGTGTGCAGACCAGCTCCTACGGGCAAGTTATTCCTATTCTCTATGGACAGAACAGAATCGCGGCGCGACTGATCTGGGCAGGAGACTTTCAGGCGATTCCGCATACGTCCACAACCAAAGTCGGCGGCAAGGGGCTGGGCTCCGGCGGCGGCAATGCAATTTCCAACACAACCTACACGTATCAGACGGCAGTAGCTATGGCAGTGTGCCAGGGGCCAATCCAGAACATTCACGGCGTCTGGGATACGAAAGGAAAACTGACGCTGATCACCGCAACTGTCCCTTTTACAGTTCCAGGTGGCGGCGGGGGAATCACCGTGACCCCTCCTGGTACAGGGATATTCCATTCGCACAGAGGTGTAGGGCGCAGTGATGCATGGAGTATCAGCCCAAACGATTTCGGCTCGGATGGCCCATTCAGTATTTCCGGAACGCAGCAAACGCCAATGACGCAGGTGGGCAGTTCCCCAGGTGCTGGACAGTTCACGCAAAGCGGAGCGGTGTTTACTTTCTCCGCCGCCGACGCAGGCAAGGTGATGACTATCACTTATGTCTATTCGGTGCCGGACTCGAACTCAAACGGCCAGCCGCAACAGAAGCTGAGCCTCACGCTGTTTCTAGGCTCGCGACCGCAAACGCCATGGAGCTATCTAACCTCAGCGCATCCAGGCCAGGATCTTGGCTATAACGGGATCGCTTACGTTGCGGCGTCCGCCATGGACTTGGGCGAATCCGGCACGCTGCCGAACTTGAGCTTTGAGGTGCTGAGCGCCATTACCTTTGGCGCGGGCATTGCCGACGCGGAGCCTTCAGTGATTATTGCTGATCTGCTGGCCAACCAGTTTTACGGACTGGCCGGCGTGGTCACTCCTGGCGATCTCATGCAATACCGGAATTTCTGCACTGCTAATGGACTGTTTCTATCGCCGGTGCTCGATGCCCAAAAAGATGCAAGCGCGTGGATACAGGAAATCCTTGACGTAACCAATGCGGCGGCGGTTTGGAGTGAAGGCGTTCTAAAAATCATTCCTTACGGTGATACGACTCAGGTGGGCAATGGAGCGACGTTCATTCCCAACACCGCACCGATTTACGATCTCACAACGTCTGATCTTTTAACCGCGGTGGTGATCAAGCGGCCATCGGTGGCGGACGTGATGAATTCGGTTTCGATTGAATTTGTCAATCGCGCCAACGATTACAATCCTGACGTTGCGGAAGACAAAGACGACGCCATGATTGCCCTTTACGGTTTGCGCAAGGCGTCGCCGGTCCAGGCGCACTCCATCACCACCACCACGGTGGCCAAATTCGCGGCCAATCTTTTGCGCAAGCGATCAGTGGAGATCCGCGCCACGTATACGTTTTCTCTGGGCTGGCAATTCAATCTGCTGGAGCCCATGGACCTGGTAACGCTTACGATTCCAGAGCTGGGCTACAACAAAAAGCCGGTGCGGATCACAGCCATGCGGGAAGATGATTCCGGCAAACTGGAAGTTGACTGTGAAGACTTTCCCTGGGGAACGGCGACGCCGACGCTCTATCCGCATCAGGCGGGCTCGGGGCTTATCACGCAAGCCAATTCCGATCCCGGCGCGGTGAGCACGCCGATTATCTTTGAAGCCAACGACCGGCTCAGCTTAACTGGAAATTATGAAGTGTGGCTTGGGGTCTGCGGGCCAACGGTTGCAATCACGGGAGTAACATACCCGACACCGCCGCCTGTGCCGCCTTCTCCTATCCAGATCGCGGCCAACAATCACGGCTATAAGACAGGACAGAAAATCATCATCACAGGCGTTGGTGGAGTAACCGCGGCAAACGGTAATTGGACCGTTACGGTGATCGATCCGAACACTTTCACGCTGAATGGTTCTATCGGCAGCGGCACGTATACATCGGGCGGCGTGGCGGTGAACCTGGATTGGGGTGGCTGCCACGTATGGATCTCCCCGGACAATCAGAATTACCTCCAGGTGGGCGCCATGTATGGACCATCGCGCATGGGCGTTTTAACGGCTCAGCTTGTAGGCTCTGCTGATCCGGACACAACGCATACTCTTGCGATCGATCTTACGCAATCCACGGGGATTCTGAATTCCGGCACGCAAGCAGATTGTGATAATTTCCGCACGCTTTGTTACGTCGATGGTGAACTCATCAGCTATGAAGACGCCACGCTTACCGGATCGTTTAAGTATGACCTGGGCGCGCACGGCACAGCGCAAACCATCACTGACGCAACAAACGCCAGCCCGATTCAGATCACCATAGCCAATCACGGCCTTGGCACCGGCGAAACTGTTGTTGTGGCCTCAGTCGGCGGGAATACGGCGGCCAATGGAACATGGGTGATTACCGTCACCGGAGCCAATACTTTCACGTTGAACGGATCGACCGGCAATGGCGCTTATACATCGGGAGGAACAGCGACGGTGGCAGCGCGGCTGCGTCGCGGCGTGTTCGGTTCGCCCATTGGAACCCACAATATCGGGTCCCTGTTCCTTCGTTTGGATGATGGCATATTCGTCTGGGAAGCCGATCCCACATTGGTAGGTTTTCCTGTGAGCATTACCGGCGCAACAAACGCCAGTCCCATCTCCATCACGGCAAGCAATCACGGATTGTTTACCGGGCAATCGGTTTCGATTTCCGGCGTGCTGGGCAACACGGCGGCGAATGGGCAATGGGTGATCACCGTCACCGGAACCAATACATTTACCTTGAACGGATCGACCGGCAACGGAGCTTATACTTCCGGCGGCGTGGCCACTCCGCTGATCTTTTTCAAATTTACCAGCTTCAACCGCATGGGCCTGATGGAGCAGTCGCTGGCCAATGCCACGGCATACCCATTCCTTTTCATGGGCTTGTTTGGCAACCATGATGAGACGCCGGCCAACAACGCCACCATAGACTCGCAATTTGTGTCAGGCACGGCTGTCAACATCAGGATTTACGGCGCATCGGTTGGAAGCTCCTACAAAGCCTGGAAGATGAAAGACCAGGGCGCAATCAGAATAATTCCCGGGCAAACCCTGTCTTTGGTCGACGACACCGGGGCCGCTCCGCAGGTCACCACGATCTATTGGATTTCCTATGACTTCAATGCGACCACGCACCGGGCCTGGGCCAATTACAACAATTACGTTCAAGCGGTCTATCGCGGACAAATGCGGGTTGGCTCGTTGACCACATGCAATTCCAGCGGCACCGGCGGAACCACCGGCGGGCAGGGCACGTCCAGCACGGGAACGGGCTCAGGCGCTCCCGGCCGACCGCTGCCACAATCATAAAATTTCAGGAGAGATGACTTTGAAAAAGCTACTTTCAGTTTTCGCATTTGTGTGTCTGGCCATCGGCGCGCATGCCCAGAATTTGACCACGGTCTCAGCCGCGAACATCACTGACATCAACGGAACAAAACTTGCCGCCGGCCAGCTCTGTTTTTTGATTACTGACCAGCAGGACAACCCGATCTCTGTTGAGATCGGAGGCGGTGGACAGGCCTTGAAGCGCGGCTATTGCTCGCCTGTTGCGGCGGGTGCGGTCACATCATTTACCGTACCCAATCCCGCGGCTACTCTGCCTTCGGGAATTTACTATCGCGTTACGGTCAAGGATTCCAGCACCGGGCAGGAAGTGCTCAGGTACACCGGAGTTTCTTTCACCGGGGCCACGTTTAACTTTGACAATTACGCGCCGGTCAATCTGGGCAGTTTTGCGCCACTCAGCGGCAACAGCGTTTCCGGCAATCTGGCGGTCAGCGGAAACGTGGCGGCCACGGGGACCGTTACCGGATCCAATATTCCTTCCAACATCCTGCAGCAGATTTTCAATGCCGGGGTCGGACTTACGCAGCGCACGGCTTTCAACTGTCTGGCGGGGATCGTGTGCTCTGACAATTTCGGAGCCTCGCGTACCGATGTGCGCCTGGGTTCGCTCACGACAGTTGCCTTTTCAGCCACGCCAGCATTCGATGCGTCCACGGCGGCCAGTTTCAAATTGACGCTCACAGGAAACGTTACCGGGTCAACATTGAACAATGCCGTAGCGGGCGAGCCGATCAGCTTTGAAATCTGCCAGGACGCGACCGGTGGCCGTACTTTTGTTCCGCCCACGAATGTCTTGAACATGGGAACCATCGTGAGCACAGCGAACGCTTGCAGTACGCAGGAATTCTGGTTTGATGGATCGAATGCGGTATCTTCCGGGCCAATGCAGAGCAGTGGCGGATCAATTATTCCAGGAACGTTGTCTGTGGCGGGAACCTCTACGCTGGGCAACGTGAACCTGGGCGCGGGTAATACGCTTGGAGTTGCGACAATTAAGCAGATTTCCCCGACCACCGGGTTCAATATTGCGGACAACCTCGGCGCAAGCCATTTCTTTATTTCAAATTCCTCGCCTTACCTGAATACCTTTGTGCAGGGAAACGGGTCAGGCAGTATATTTCTCGGCACAGCCAATAAAGCGTTTGTTGCCGATACCACCGGAACGATTACCACTGCGGGCGGCATTGCCTTACAAACGACGTCACAAACGCTTCCGGCAAGCATCACAAATGATACTGCCGGCGGAATCCTCTTCACGAATAATGCTGGCAGCTCAATGCAATTAGGCAATGGCGGCACGCTTTTCCTAAATAGTCCCCAGGGAATCCGGTGGACAGGTGCAACATCGGGCAATACGGTCGTTCAGGCGTCGGCAGTTGCAGGGACGGGTATTCTCACTTTACCCGCGACCGTAACAGATACGCTGGTGGCTCGAACGACCACGGATACTTTGACGAATAAGACGCTAACAAGTCCGGCGATTTCTGATCCCACGATCACCGGCAACACAAACGTGAAACGCATTAAGGCCAATCAGGCATCAAGCCTTGTAGTCGGCGACGTTGGTGGTTTGACCGCTGCATGGGGATCAACTGCGACCGTTGCATCTGTGGTTGGAACCGATATGGCTGGTTATATCGACATTCTTTCCAATGGAACGGGCCAAAACATTAATGCCGGCTTCACTCTGACCTTCCACGATGGCACATGGACAACACCGCCGGTCTGCCTCGCAGTTAGAGGAGATGGCTTTGCTCCGCAAGGCATCATGATTGCAAACGCGGCGACGGCAACCAACGTGTCATTTTTCTTCAATGCGGTTCCCGTTGCAGGAACAACGTACCAACTCATCTTTATATGCATGGGACGTTAGGCAAAATGGAACAGCTAAAAACTCTTGCGTTGATCGCAGAATTGACGCGACTCTTAAATCGGTTGAAGGGTATCCGTCACGCCCAGTATGGTGATTGCCTTGAAATTATCTTTCTCCTGGATTTCTGGCGTCAGATTGTTTCTTCAGGACGACATGGCAATCCAATGTCATTAAATCCTCTTCTCGCATGTCTCTAAAGGGGTGCGACATTTTCTTTTGCGCTGTAGGCAGAGATGGCCAAAAGTTCCGGTGCTTAATAGACACAGTGAAATGTTTTTGAAGCAATGCGTGCATTTTAACCCACGGAATCCGGTTTGTATAAAAACCGGACTTAGCCATGAAGTCACTTTCCCAGATTCGTTCCGAGAATCGCAAGTTATTCAACGCGTATTGGAGATGGTCGCGGAAGTCGATTTGATGAGAGCCGATTCCATTTGGTTTAAGGACACGCCTCATTTCCATGACAAGAGGAAGAAATTCTTTCAATCGGATATGCTCAAGCACCGCATTCGAGAAAAGGAAATCGACAGAGGCGTCAGGAACTTCACGGAAAGACTCAAGGCCTTCAGTCAAGTAAACGGTGTTAGGAAATGGGACAACGTCAGCAATGGGCTCTGAATCGATCAGCCAAGTTTTTGCTGCACCGAGCTCATTGGCATACTTGCCAGTCAACAATCCATTGCCCGGACCAATTTCAACGACCGTCTTGTTATTAAGGTCGGAAAATCCGGTTGTACCAAAGTGTTTATCAAAAATTGAGCGAGCATACTGATCACTATCCATCCCGCCGGCGCGGAATAAATGGAGCTTTTGCCAAGCTTTACCGCTCACTGGCAGCCGAGATAGAACAACTTTGGCGGGGATCTTTAGATACCACGGAATCATGTTTGGCTTCCTCTGAACGATGGCACCCACTCCTTTTATTGTCCGCGTACCGTGTGCTGGAAAACAGGAGAAGGTCAAGCTGTTTTGGGATTAACGGTAAAAATATTTTACACCGAGGTAGAAATACCGGAGCGTCGAGGACGGGGTTCAGGGGTTAAAACCTCAAGAACTAAGTACAGCGTCTGAGCCGCCGACACTGAATCGATCATGAGGGGGCGTAGGTGCGCTCGAACGCGTACTCATTCATCCGGATGATCTGGCCAAAGGGGCGCAGAGCTTTCAAGGCGAAGCCCCGTTTCTCATAGAAAGCAATTACGTCTGCGGGCGCCGCAAACTCGAATGGGTAACCTCCGGCCCAATCCACAATGTCGTGCCAGGCGGACATGCCGCGTTTTACTTTCCAGTTCTTCCAATCCGAGATGACGCGATGCGGGAGCAGTAGTAATTTAGGCAACCAAAGAGTTATTAAGGACGCAAAGGTGACGGCGGGACGGGACCAGGGATGAGCGACGTAAGATCGCTTAAGGAACCGCCACAGCCGGCTGACCGCGCCCTGATCAGCATAGAGGCAGATCACCAGATGCTCTTTCGCCGGAATGGTGATGAGTTCCAAGCCCTTCCACATTGCGCCGGTGTGGTGGAGCACGCCCCAGGAATAAACAACGTCAAACGGTCCGAGCGAGCGCAGATACTGCTCGTCCAGGGCTGATCCCGCTTCAATGTGCCAGTTGGCCATGGAGGCAAAGCGGCGTTTCATCTCAGCGGTGCAGGCCACGCTTTTCTGATCGTAGTCAAAGGAAACGACGCGGGCTGCGCCGAGGCGCACAGCGGCAAGGGAATGAATTCCGCTGCCGGAGCCGACATCAAGGAAAGATTTTCCGCTGATGTCACCCACCATTTCAGCAAGACCGGCGCACGCTTGCGCTATACGGTCTTCATCGACCACAGAAAGAAACTGGGTCCAATTTTCGCCGAACTGGAACCTTTCGGTTGCCTGTCCTTCAGGGGGCGTCATGGCAAACATCCTATCACCGCCCTTGCTTTGCTAAAGGGCGACAGCACTTGCGCGCGTGCGCGATTTCCAGGAGAGAAAACCATGCAAATTCACTTTACCGATTTTGTTACCGCAGCGAACCTGCTGGTGCTGCTGGGGATTTATCGCAAGATGTCAATCATTGTGTACCAGCACAAGCTGATGTGGACGGACTTTGCCGAGCGCAAAGGCATCAGCGCAAACGGCAAGCATGCGGCCAGTGTGTAATTGGTCGGCCGCGAATTCACGCGAAATGCGCGAATACAAATCATTTTTTAGGTTTTGATTCGCGTTGATTCACACCGGCTCGGCACGCTTTATCTCTCTTTCGGCGCTGTGACAGCGCTTTTTCAGGTGAACCCAAATGAAACTTACTCCAAGAGAAAGATTTCTGGCCAAGGTATGTCCAGAGCCAAACGGCGGATGCTGGCTCTGGTGCGGGCAGGTACGTGCCGATGGCTACGGGCTAGTTCGCTTTGAGCGAAAGCTGTATCTAGCGCATCGGCTGGCATGGAAGTTTTTTCGTGGAGAGATTTCGACGGGGCTGGTGGTGTGCCACAAATGCGACGTTCGGGCCTGTGTGAATCCTGAGCATTTGTTCCTGGGAACCATGATGGACAACGTAAGAGACATGATGGAGAAAGGCAGGAGCCGGCAGGGTGAAAAAAATAGGAGCGCCAAACTGACTACCGAGCAGGTAGGAAAAATCAAAACCATTCTGGCGGCAGGCTTGCTGCGTGTGAGTGATATAGCGCGCGAATATGGCGTCGCGCACTCAACCATCGGCTGTATTGCCAGAGGCACGAGCTGGCGGCACGTGAAGGTAGCCGAGCCGGCAGCAGCAGAAATCCCCGCCTTGCCTGCGAGTGCGGCGTCTGGAGATTCGTGAGAACGCCTTAGCGCCGCATGGCAAGGGCTGCAATGTCGGGATCTTTTCGACTGCGCGTGCGTCGCGCGGTCGTGGCCTGCGCTCAAGATAACAGAGGGAATCGGCGAGATAAGAGGCAGTAGTCTAGCGATTGCGGCCGGAACGGGAAGATGTGGAAAGATGCGGGGTAATCGCCGGAGCCG